CTCGTGAACTAGCTTTGACGAGCATAGACCTTTCCGGTCTACTCTCATTCATCGCTAATAACGATGTGACTCCTACCCGTGGTGATCGACGTAGAGCGAAAGTTCAACGGCCCAAGGTCGAGATTCCAGCTAACGTCATTGACGTTACTGGGTTCGGCCCTGATCCGTGGACGTAGTCGCCATTTTCGTTCCGCTGGAAGCCTGAGAAGGTTCCTCTAACAGCAGTGAGCATAAGCTATACTGTCAGTGGGGACCAACTCTTGCAACCAGGCTGGTGGAAAGGGTAACTACTTTTCGCCGAGGTAGCATGGTAGGTGGGCTCTCTTCCAAAGTTCTTATCGTCTCCGTAAAGCAGGGTACTTGTTAGATCCTGCCCTAGGAACGCTTCGAACAGAGGTTGAGGGGGCCCACGTTTACACCTTGCCCCACTTGTGGCAGGTCAATGACCTACAAATTGTAGCGCTTCAAGCCCTCCTTTCGGATATAGCTTTCGCGGTTCAACCTTAAGTGGTGGCCTCCTGTAACCATACTAATGGAGCAAATTACCGCCTTCTTCAAAGTGAAGTCGGGGTAGCTTGCTAAGGAGTAAGGGTCACGGTGTGCCGTCATATCAAGCCTTTAGGCTCACTCTGTCTTCAAACGAAGCCCGCCTTGGGACGATCACTGCTCAGTAATGAGTGAGGAGGATTCCCAGGTGCGAAGATCGTTTTGGCAGAGCTACCTCATACTGACCCGTTACCGGACCAGCATCGGAAGATCTGGATCACTCCGATAACGGAGCACTAGTTCAGTGAAAAGGGGCATCCATAAATGGATGAATGGCCTCTCACTGTGCTAGCGTCGTTATGGGGGTAGGGCAGTCTCGCGACTGTTCCTTGTCTTCATGCTTGGTGCGGCGGCGCATCGCGATACCTACTTCCTTGTTAGCTACTCTTTCCATCTCTGGAGAAAAGTAGTGTCCCTTTCTGAAAGGATTGGGACCCTGCTACGTAAAGTAGCAGGACTTCCATTAGCC